TTCTCTCATGATCCTCCGGTGGCACGTATTTACCCCAGTCATCACCACGTAAAACTGGTTCGTATTTTGGAAATCTACATTTTCTATTAAGTAAAGTTTTTATTTGACCTTTGTTAGATGCAGCGTTCATTAATTTATTCATTAACTGTTTTACAAAAGGTACACGTGTGTGATATCTTTCCGACAGTGCAGAAGCTTTATCTTTTGATACACCTAACTCTGCTTGTAGTTTTGCTTTACCCATTCCATAAAACAATCCTAAATTAATTACTTTAGCTTGACTACGTGGTATCTCTGCCATCTCGGCTACGATCTGGTGAAAGTCTGTTTTAGGATTTGAATCATAGGAATCTGCAATTTGATTTACAGAAGATAAACCAAATCGTAATGCGTAGTGTGCAACAAGTCTTGGTTCCTGTTGCGAGTAATCAAAACAACCCCACTTCATACCTTCTTCAGGTATAAATAAACCTCTAATTAATGGACCTGTATCTGGATCTCTTGCAGGTATTTGTTGTAGATTTGGATTCTGATATGAAAATCTTCCAGTAACTGTACCACCATCATCAGATCTAATTTGATTTATTTCCGCGTGTATTCTACCACAATGTTCATGTTTTAATATCGTGTCTATAAAAGTTGTATTAACCTTGTTTATTTTTCTAGCCTGTGATATTAATTGCACTGTAGGATTTGGATGATTAGAAAGAAAATTTTTAGTAAATGAAGGCGATTGTGTTTTCTCAGTTTTATCGTAAGGTAAATTTAATTTATCAAAAACTTTGGCAATCGATCTTGCAGCCCATATCTGAGTATCTACTCCTGTTTCTTTTTTTACTTGGTGTAATAATAATTCTTCTTTGGTGGTTAATTCTTTTTTTAATTGATTCGCTGCTTCGACGTCTACCCGCACCCCTAGGAAACGCATATCAACTAAACAAGGGAAAAGATCAGTTTCAAGATTAAAAATATCTTGAATGTCTTCTTCAATAATTAATTTTTTTACATGCTGCCAAAGTTCAAAAGTTAACTCAGCATCTTTTTCTGCATAAGCTCCAACTTCACTTGCAGGTAACTGCCACATGTCAGCCTTTGCATCCAGTCCTCTTTGCTTTGCAGCTTCGGTAAGTGCTCTTTCATTTTTACCCTTGTTTAAAAAATGCCAAGACAAAGTATTGAGTGTGTATGAAAATCTATTTTCATCTAGGAGTGAACATGCAACCATAGTATCTACCACTAAACCATTGATTTTTAAGCCTAATTTTCGTATCCAACATACGTCATACATTGCGTTATGAAAAATTTTTGTAGCAGGGCAATTTAAAATATCTTTAAACCATTCTAAAGTTTTATCTCGATCAGAATTTGGACCTGTGCCATGTGCGATAGGAAAATACCAAGAGCCATTTGGAACAGCCACTGCGATTCCTACAACTTCTCCTCTTCCTATAACTGCACCTGAACCCAATGATTTTAAATCAGTATCTTTTGTTTCCAAGTCAATTGCAATCTCATCGTGATCACGCAGATCTGGGTATTCTGTATGCATTACCCATTCTGTTTGAGCTTGCATGTAGCTTGGTAGCTTCATATTTATTCCTTTTGTTTGTTAGTTCTTCAGCTTTTTTAAAACATTCCTCAGCTTCTTTGTAGTAGCCATTATTTTTTAACCACTCACCGTGACTTTTTAATATTTTATTTTGACCTATTCTTTCCATAATCTCTCTCTATTATCATTTCTATAAAATGTATTGCTTTTAATAGATCTTGTTTTTTTCCCTTGTCTCGATGTCTTATAATATATTTTATCGCACAGCCCTCCGGATATAATATTTCATTTTCTACAACAAACTTACTGGGTTGAATTTTATACTTTTGATAGTGACTCCCGCCATGCTGTTTATCCCATACATCACTCATAGTTTATATTCCTTTATTACTTTTTTAGCTTTTAATTTATACAGATTATTTCTTGCCCTAGAAATGCCCACATACCATACTCTATGCTCCTCATCTTGTTTGTCAACACTTTGTTTAATTCCTTTTTGAACTTTACTGCTTTGATGCAGAGATAAAATTACATTATCCTCTTCACCACCTTTTGCTGCATGAATTGTAGATACAAATATTCTAGCTTTACCACTTAATTTTTCCCCTGCCGCTAACATATTTCTAATATATAAAACTTCTTTATGCGGAGCTGCAGTGAATGCATCATACCATTCTTTATCTTTATTCCAAAACTTTGCATTTGGTATGTAATCTCTTATATCATTTATTTCTGATGGTTCTAATGCTTCTTCTGTTTTCCATTTTGTATATGCAACTGCTGCATTATAAATTCCAACTGTAAAACTTTTACCTTTGTTGCTTTGATAATATAAATTTTTACGTCTAAGTTCTTCCATAATTGTAAGTAAATTACTTTTAGTCCTGGACAAAATTAACCAATTACCTTCTTTTAAATTAACCTGGCCTAAATTATTTATGTGTTGAGCTAATCCTTCTACAGGTCTTGGTAAATATTTCTTATGTTTCCTGATGCCTGCTATACGACTAATGGGTATTTCTGATTGTTGCTGTACAGCTTTAGATATCCGTCTTGAATGTTTTAAAATTATTTCTCTACCAGGTTCAGTAATAAATCTATTTACATCAGCTCCAGCCCATGCATAAATAGCCTGGTCATCATCACCAGCTAAATACAAATGTTCAGTTTTAGTTTTTAATATGTCAACTAACTTCCATTGTAATGGAGATAGATCTTGTGCTTCATCAATAAATATAGCTTTTAATTTTGGTATCTTGTCTTGTTTTTCTATTAACGTTTTAATTAAATCGTTAAAGTCCATTATCTCATTTACTTTTTTATATTCTTGTAAAGTGCTAGCTATATTTTTTAGTGGACCCCAATCAATAACTTTTCTATCGTGTTCATTTCTATTATATAGTTCTTTTATATTTATATCTAGGTTGATAGCCTTACCTATCATTTGAAAATATGGATTATTGCAAGTTAAATAATGTGTTTGTTCTTCATTGTATTTATCAGAATAGTTTACACGAATCCCTAAAAGCTTTCCTATCTCTTCATAATTATACGGTTGCATAATCTGTTCTTCGTTCATGCTTAAAAGATGAAAACAAAACGCATGGATAGTTTGGAAGTAAGGGACTTGTTTTTCCGATACTCCCACCCTATCACGCGCTACCCCAGAGGCTTTTTTAGTAAAAGCAAAGTATCCAATCTGGTGATATGGAGTACCAGTTCGAACATATGCTCGTACCCTTTGAAGTAATCTGTAAGTCTTACCTGTTCCAGGTGGACCAAATATTTTAGTCAGTTTTGCCATTTGATTTTTGAAACGTATCCACTAACTTTCCTTTGTAACCCATTGTTCCATAGTGAGTTGTTTCTCCATCAACAACAGCATGAAATTTAAATCCAGCCTCTTTTACTAGATCACAAAACTTAACGTCTTCACCTATCCAAATACCATCTTTAAATTCTGTTTCCCAAAAATTGTAAAGATATTTTGCTGCATCTTCTGATATGGCACTATAGTTTTTAATTTTTAACTCAGGGTGTTTGGCCATCAATTGCTCGTATACTTTTCTATGTATCAGTGTAAGACCAGCGGGTCCTCGTTTAATCTCACAAACTCCTTTATTATCTATATTTATATTCTGATAATCTTCAAACTGCACAGAATATTTTACAGAATTATTCTGCGTTTTCTTTCTGTACGGACAACATATAAAATCTTTTTCGGCTACTATCATCCGTCCTACTACATCTGGTTCAAACCCCACATCTGCATCTACAAACAACTGATAATCAAAACCTGATTGTAAGAACAATGCTGTCAATATATTTCTACCATATCCAATGTATGGACATTTAAATGTATTAATTGTTGTTTTTATTTTTGCTTGTGTAAATTTATCAAATAGTTTTATTAATGATAAACAAGTATCTACATGCATTTGATCATATGCAGGTAATGATACACATATACTAGGTACTTTTTTCGTCATACTATCTCCTTCTTATCTTCTATTTCTACTTTTTCGTCTGGTGTCTCTTCTCTTTCTAATCCTTCTATAGGTAATTTAAGCACCCGTAGTTGTGGAAAAGATTCTTTGTTATCGCCTTTAGGAAATCTTTTCTTACAATCAAAGTCTCCTTTAAAATGTTGGCGAATTAAGTGAGCTGTCCTATCTCTTTTCTGAGTCCAGTCCCCTCGTTTTAATTCTTCATAAAATTTTTGAAATATAAAATAGTAATGATCTTCTTCTATCAATACGGATCCACTTTCAAATGCAGTGTTAGTTGTTGCCTCTGGTCCGTTTACATATTCTATCAAAGCTTCTTTTAATATTTCTATAGGATTAGTTCCTATAGGTGGTGGCATATCTTTTTTAGTTGCCCACAACCCTTCTAGTATTTTTTGAAATTCGTTTTGTTTTATTATTGGTGGAAAAATACTTGTACTATCAGCCACCAGTTTACGCATTTGTTTTACTTCATCCATACGACTTATATTTTTAGCATGGACCTGCACTACATCGTTGTTACCTAATTCTACATCAAAAAAATATTCTGGTTCAGGTCTATAAGTTATTTTAATTAAATTAGATAACTGTGGCCAGTGTGTGTCTCTGTTACTTCCTATACCAAATTTTCTTTTAATGCATACACCTTTTGCACAATATGCAGAGATAGGTAGATCATAACAAGTATGACCAGCTGTATCTTTCTTCCAAAATTTTATTTTATCTTTTACCTTTTCATCACCCCATATTTCATCATACTGTATAAAATCTCTTGCTGCCTGTAATACTTTTTTGTCCCAAGACTCCGGATATTTCTTTTTAGCAAACACCATGTAATTAAATAAAAATCTATCTCTTTCATCTTTTAGTTTGGTGCCTGATTCCTGTATCTGTTTGCAGATAACCTGTAGACATGGTGGTCCATCTTTTAGATCATCAGGTCCTCCTTTTAATTCATCGTTTACTTTTTTATTTATTAATTCTTTTAATGAGTCTTTTGTTTGTAAATTAACTTTGACGACCTCTAGAAAGTCTTTGTATTCTATATGGCTACCATCAGGTTTAAGAGCTCTACGCTCTGTGGTTTTAAAATATGGCAAGTTTATAAAACTACCTACCGTTTTTTCTCCGTTTTGATTTTTACCTAGTTTAGTTTGTTTAGGATATATCTCAGTCTTAGATGATAAACCAAACAAAAATAATAAATTTTGTAACACTTCTCTTATTAATGTTGCAGGTACTTTTTCTTTTGTAAAAATATATACATGCAGTCCACCACTTTTAGATTTAATTGGTATGACAGGTAACTTTTTATCTTCTATGACTTTTAAAAATTTACCTATATTGTAATCAGAATAATCTTTGGGATCTACATCTATCGCTCCAAAGGAACAAGTGCCTTCGTCATCACAAGGTTGTAGTCCTATTGATACTTTACCGTCTAAGTGTTTTTGATAATCTTCGTCTGTTATTGCTCTGTGAGCCCAGCCATAATCTCCGGGATCTATTTTTAGTTTACCTGTGTTTTCATCTATGTATCCATTTTCTACATTACAAAAACCAAAGTCACGTGTTAAGCCTGTAAAATACTTTTTAAATTCTTCCATATCTTTATTAAGGGCGGGTCTACTCTCGCTTTGCCGCCCTTCTCGCAA